TGACCGCTGCTGTTGCCGGAAGCAGTTTCTGTCCGGCAGAGGAAACATTATCCCCGACCGTCTTTAACTTTTCCCCCGTGGCAGAAATCTTCTGCAGAGCCGTGGCAGACTGGTTTGCCTGTGTTTCCAGTTTCTTTAAGTCCTGCTCCGTCTCTATGATTTCACGCTGAAGGGCATCGTACTGCTCCTGTGAAATCTCCCCATTCTCAAGTGCCGTGTTTGCCTGTTCCGCAGCGGTCTTTAATGTTTCCAGTTTCTCCTTGGTTTCCTTTACCGCATCCGTCAGAAGTTTCTGCTTCTGTGCCAGCAGTTCCGTATTGCCGGGGTCCAGTTTCAGGAGTTTTTCCACATCTTTTAACTGCTGCTGTGTGCTTTTGATTTCAGTATTTACCCCTTTGAGGGCGGTCTGTAGCTTTGTGGTATCGCCACCGATTTCAACCGTAATGCCCTGTATTCTGCTTGCCAAATCGCCCACCTCCTTATTTTCAGGCACAAAAAAAGAGCCATTAAGCTCCGTATGTACGAAAAAAGCACTTACCCAAAAGGGCAAGTGCCGTATATATGAACATTATTTATTTAATAGTCTCCCATTCGTGATATAACCCGCCATTCCCGGCTGTGATGAAAGAACTTTACAGAAAAATTGTATTGCTCTTAAATAATTCACTGGGTCCAACTGAATGTCAGACTCTAGTTGAATATCAAGACACCTCTGAAATGCGTTAACGCTTACATTAATATGCTTTTTATGACCATTTTTTCTCGGCAAATTATTAAATATCTGCACGGCTGTTGGTATCACAGTGTTCAATACCATACTGTTGAAATTTGAACTCACAAAATATGCTTTATATTTATAATGATATGGCATCTTTTTGTCCTCCTAAAATCCTTTTAATCATATCTATTTTTCGTCTATTCTCCTCATTTTCCCTGAAAAATAGCTTTGTGACCTCAATTAGCGTCTGTTCATCCGACAGTTCCACTTCATTGATTTCTTCCTCCAAATACTCTGATTCGCCCTTAAACACCCGTCCAGAAGCAGTAACAAGTTCAGAATACGGAGAATGTTTGCTTAATTTCGAGATAAAGTTGCGAATTGCCTTTGTTGGGAATTCAAGCCATGCATCGCTTGCTAATATAAATTCGATGGTATCATTGCAGATGGTAATGCTGTCATCTTCAATCCATTTTCTGTTTGATGCTCTTTTTCCATCTGAACTGTACTCTTTTGCAACATCCTTAACCAAAAGAAGTGTATCTTCTAGGTTGATTTCATCTGTCTTTGATTTTTCTGGGTACAATTTAATTTTAAAACGATTCATACACATCATCCTTTCTTTGCTTAATCATTAAATTTAATGTTGTAATCAAATTGTATATGAATCGTTCAAAAATGTCAAGCATTATTTTGTTTTTATCTTTAATGTTTTGTTAATGTTAGAATTTATCGAAGTCCTCCTGCGTAGCCAAGGTCGCATATTTGCATTCATCATTTCTGCTCTCGGCATACATATCGTTGATAAGACCTATCGACAGCATCTCCAAATCCGTCATGGAAAGTCCTAACTGCACACAGCGGAGCAGAAACAATGGTGTTGTCATCTCGCGCTCAGTTGGACGAAGTTTTTTTTAGCTTCCACATCCGTTTTCACATTCAGTCCCCACAGTTCGATAAGCTGTGGCAGCACCTGATAAATGGAGAACGTATTAAATCCGTCCAGCCACTCCTCCGGGGTGTCCGGGATGGACGGGTCTGCGTGCTTTGCCATAATGAAGGCGATGTTCTCAAACATCTCAAGGGAGAACAGGTCAAGGTTGGATTCCTCCTCGTTCCCGTTTCCGATGCTCTTTTCCAAGACACGCAAATCCTTGTAGATATCCCTCTGGAATTTCAGTCTGTAGATACGGGGAATGGCTGCACTCGCCTTGAATGCAACCATCTGTCCGTCAATCTCAATCTTCTTTACAATACTCATCCTTTCGCTCCTCCTTATTTACTCGTGGTTGTACTTGCCGATGTGCTTGAAGAACTGCTCTTTGCTGCTGAAGCAGTCGGCTCATACACACTCTTGTACCAGTTGTTGTAAACCGTGTCCGTTGTGGAATCCCCGGTCTTCGCCTTGACATATCCGCTTGCCAGCGGTCTTGCCTTTACGGTCAGGGTTTCCGTCTGTACCTCCTTGTCCTCCTCATTGGTCTTGGACTCAATGGTCGGACGGGATGCAGAGCAGTTATACATGACATGGCGGATTTTCCGAATGTCCCCGTCAAACTCAAAAAGAAGTGCAAAGCTGCCCGTCTCGCTGTTGGCATTCTCCACCAGCACGTTATTGGCATCTGCCTCCTCCTTTAAGATATCCGTCCGGAAGGATTCGGGAATCATGGCCAGTTCCAGATCACCGTCATATCCCTGATTGTTATTAATCACATAATACTCGATGCCGTCAGCATAGAAGCTCTCCGGCTCACCTGTCGGGTCCAAGCTGATGGATACCGCACCGGGCATTGCTATCGGTGTCGCAAATGTCACCGTGCCATCCTCTGCAACCGTAAGAGGTGCGTAGTGGACATTGCAGATGTTGAATTTTACCTTGTTTTTTCCTGCCATCGTTTATACCTCCATTTCATAAAGCACCTCATACAGATTTTCGGATTCAATCCATACTTCGCTTTTTGCATAAAAAATACCGTGGCTTTCCAGCACGGCTTCCACTTTGTTTTCCAGTTCCACATCCTTCAAATCGGTATATACCTCAATATCCAGACGGTTTATCTTATAATACGGTTTCCCATCGGCTGAGAAATTGTCTGCCTTGGGATAAAGGAACACCGCAAAAGGTGGATCAGGGGATTCCCCTTCCACGAAATGATGGTAAGCATAGGGTAGCCCCGTTTCCTCCATCATTGCCATAACCTCCTCGTGTGTCACTTGGAAAGCCCCCTTTCTATCTCCTGCTTCAGTTCCTGAATGCCCTTTTCTTCTGCCGGGGCAATATGAGGTCTTGCAGCCACCCTTCCACCGCCACGCTTGGCATGGCCTTTTTCCAGTAGGTGTGCTATCTGGTAGCGTGTCTTGGAATGCACCACCATGACGAGGGCATTGGATGTCTCCTTCTGCTTTGTGGCAGCAAAACTCTTACTGTACTTTCCCGTTTCCTTTGGCGCGTTCTGCTCGATTTCCTTTTTCACGGTCTTGCTTGCCTTCCTTACGGCACTCTTTACCGTCTCGGTGGAAGTATTCGCATATTCATAAAGTCCCTTCATGATGGTATCCGCCATCTTGTCCACGCTTGTATTTCCCATTATCTCGCCACCTTCTTTGCCCTTAATTTCACGGTTTTATCTGCATACTGCACGTTGTCGACAAAAGAAATATCATAAATGTTCCCACGGAAAATAATGCGGTAATGGTCAGAAGTAAGCACCGCCACCTTTTTACAGTAGCGGATGATGAAGTTTACCTCATCCTGTGCATTGACCTCGGATGCCGCCCAGTACTCTGTCCCGGAAAGATTGTTCACATACGCAGAACATTTGTAATAATCCTCCCAGACCAAGGTATGGTTCCCGTATTTGTCATTTTCCGTGGTGCTTTTCTGAATCGTGATACGCCCACGCATCTGTTCTATCATCAGAATGCCTCCTCCCGGATTCCTGACAGCATGGCACGGAGTGTCAGCATCAGTTCGTGGTGGTCGGCTTCCTCCCTGTGTTCGTACAGGTAGGCTACGGCATACATGACCGCCACTCTGACATTTTCGTTATCCGTGTACTTATCCAAGCTGTCCGCCCTTAAAATATCCCGGCAGATATCCTCTGCAGAGGAAATGAGTGTCCGAATCACTTTATTGTCATCGGCAAAATCCACACGGAGATACTTCTTCATTTCAGAAAGCGTAACAATCATGCCACCGTCCCTCCTTCCCTAGGAATCGGCAGTACCACATGATGCGGTACTGCCATGATCTTAGGCAGATGCCTTGCCCTTGATATCCAGAGTCTTTACTGCCTCGGACAGAATCAGCTTGCCGTCCACACGCTCGGATGCAAGGAAGCCGACCTGACCCGTGGTTGCAAACAGCTCATTCAGTCTCTTGAAACTTCTGCCCTGACGGTCAGCGATCCAGTAATGGCTGTAGTCACCGAATGCCATGACACGGTTTCCTGCTGCAAGTTCCGGCACATAGATGGATGTTCTGTACGGGCGGTTTAAGATTCTGTCCGGCTCACCCTCTCTTACGGAAGGCTGCCAGATATAATTTCCGTTCCCGTCCTTCAGCTTGCGGATTGCCTTTACGGTGGAATCATTCAACAGCCAGACTGCCTTGTTGCGGTATGGCGCTCTTAAGCTGTAGTACAGGTCCATGACATCATCAAATGTGATGGAAGTGCTGGCAGCGGTCACACCCGTTTCTGCACCGTCCGTGGCATTGAAGATGCCAATTGGCTTGCCCTTACCGTCACCGATGAAGAATGCCTCCTCTTCCTTCGTGCCGATTCTCCTTCCGAACTCCTTGGAGATGTATGCCTCGATGTTGAACACGGAGTCATTCAGAAGCTCATCGGATACCTTGATCATGGTTGCAAGTTTGTATGCCCCGATGGATGTCTGACCGAAGCTGTCATCACTCTCCGGGAACTGACCGCCCTCGTCAATCCATGCCGCCTCTCCCTTGCTTGTCACAATCGGAATCTTGCGGTCACCGCTGGAAGTGCGGATTACGGTTGCAAGGCTTCGGAAGAACACCTCGTCCTCCAGTGCCTCCACCAGCTTTCTCTCATACTCGTCCGGCACAAGATATCCGCCCTCGGAGTCCGTTCCGATGGAAAGTGCATTCTGCACATCATAGGTCAGCTTGTTTCTCATTCCATTCCAGAATGCGTTTCTGTACTCGTCACTCGCCCTTCCCGTCTTTGTGTCCCCGTTCGGGTTTGCCACGGGCTTATTGGTGATCGGTGTGCTTGTTGCCTTGGCAAGTTCTGCATCGATGACCGCCTGTCTTTCCAGCCTATCGATTTCCTTTCCGAGATTCACGACATCCGCTTCCATGCGGTCATAGGTGGCGGCATCCTCCGCTGACACGAAGCCGTCATCCGTTCTCTTGGCATCGAGGAAAGCCTTTGCTGCCTCCCATGCCTTTGCCCTCTTTTCCTTTAATTCCAAAATCTTACTCATGATTCATATCCTCCTTAATGTTTAATGAGACTGAGTCTCTTTTCTAACTGGTTGATGGGTATCCCGTTTCCCGGCTTCCCTTTGGAAACCTTGGAAAGGAAGGAATTATTCATTGCCCTCTGTGAGAACATGAGGGAATCCTGCTCAAACGGCGGTTTCTTTTTCTTACCGTCCTTTTCCTTCTCTTCATCGCCTTCCCCGCCCTCTTCCGGCTCCTTGGGCGGATTTTTCTCCTCCTCTTCCTCCTCCGGCTTATCCGAATCGGTGAAGAGGATTTCATCGGCAAAGCCAAGCTCCACCGCTTTCTTGGCATTGAACCAAGTCTCGTCATCCATCATCTTGGATAACTTACTTCGCTTCATGCCCGTCTTGTCCTCATAGGCATTCAGGATGCTTTCCTTTACCTCGTTTAACATCCCGATTGCCTTCTCCATATCCCCGACATCGCCCATTGCTATGGTAGCCGGGTTGTGGATCATCA